ATGACGAACCTCCACACCTCCGCGCGATGCTGGAAGGGTGAGGGCCTCACGCAATCAGTGACGGCAAGGGTCCAGCCGGTTCGTCCGTTGGCACGGCCCATCGCGAGATCCCAGCCGGCCTGTATCGCAAAGCCTGCATGCTCCTGTACCCAGTCAAGGTGGTCGGCGTCAGCGGTCACACCAGCTCCAGTTGTTCGAAGGGGCAGTCGGGCCACCAGTTGTTTGACTTGCGGATGTTGTCGGCCAGCGGGATCACCCGCAGATTGGCCGGACAGTGGAGCCCGCACACCAGCGGATGGATCAACGGCACGATGTGATCAACGCTGTGCTGCACACCGGTCTCGGCCGTCATGCGAAGCGACTCTTCCCAGAATGCTTTGCACTCAGCGTTTGTGACCCATGATGGTCTGGCGCGGATGTACTTGGCCCAGACCTCTTTGCCGCCCGAGCCACGAGGCGGCACGATGCGCAGCTTCTGGATAATGAAGAGCGGCCCGGCGTGCCAACCGCCGTCAAGATCAAGAATCCGCTGCATAGTTCTCGGGGCTTGGAAAGTCAGTTGATGAGGCGACCGAAGGCCGCGTTGATCTGCTCCCGGATTGCCGGGGTTGGTGCGAAGTGACCGTGCGAGTCCTCAGTACACATGAAGCCCTCTACAAGCTCGCCACGCTTGCGCAGGTCCATTACCGTGTGCAGCGAGATCGCAGACCACTCATGAGGGAAGAAGCGCATCTGGTACGGGCCGACCTGCAAGTCCAGCATGAACAACTGCCAGGTGCGCTCTTTCGACGGAGGGCCACCCTCGGTCGGCGTGCGGGCCGAAGCCCTGCACTGGAAGACGTCGCCGGCTTCGACTTCGAGCTGCATCCCGTCCGGCGTTCCAACGTGAAGGTTGCGCAGCACCATCAGGAACCCGTCGCGGGCCAGATGCTCAAACTTTTCCAGTGCGTCCTCGGGGCGCTCGCGAGTGCAGCCGCCAAACGCCAGGGTGCCGAAGAACTGAGCGCACGGTACGCAGTGGCCTTGGCGCATCGCCTTGAGATCCTGTTTCGACTGCTTCTCGAAGACATCAGCGCCGCACGCAACGCAGCGGTACTCGTTATCGTGATAGACCTTGGCCTTCGGACCGTGCGTCTCTTTGGTCGCGCGCTTGCGCTTCTCGGCCTGGACTGCAGCGACGCTGGCGATGCCCGTGAGCCCGCTGGACATTCCTGTGATGCGTGCCATGCTGTTCTCCTACGGATTGTTCTTCAGGGATGGGAAAGTCAGGCGTAGAGCGGTGCAACGCTGTACGGGCCTTCCTGGGTGGCGGCGATCTCGCTCCGGTCGACGCTGCGCTGCGCTTCCTCTCGGGTGCGGAATGGCACGTAGCTGGGCGGGTCGTGCCTGAAGTTGGCCCATGCCACCGGCTCGGCCCGCGCCTCGCCGCTGATCTGCGCCATGACTTCGGTCGCCAGGTGCTCCAGAGTCTCGGGCGACAGCGCAATGGTGGCCTGCTTGGTGCTGTCGCCGCGCTCGCGCACGGTCAAGGTGATCTGGCCGTCCGTCTCCCGGTTGATGGAGACGTAGCCAACGAAGGCGCCGGACGGAGCGCTGGGCTCGGTGTAAGCGAAGAGATTGGTTCGTTCAACGGTCATTGAATGCTCCTTTGACGTGCTCGCGCAGGGTGAGTCCGCCCCGACGTGCGCGGCGCTCGATGTAGTCCAGCAGGTGCCGGTCTTTTTTGATCAACTCTTCCAGCAGGCGCTCGGCTGGTGTCAGCGGCTCGGCCTCAATCACGACAACCTCGGGGCGGTGCGGCGTGTACCGGAACGGCTTGGGGTGGACGAGTTTCAGCATGGCTCGGTGCCCTGTGAAAGTACGGGAATCAGGCCGCGGCCCAGAGGACGACGCCCACGCTGCGGGCGATACCCACCAGCACGTCGCGGAAGGGCACCGGGGTCGCGTTGCGGATGCGCGTCTTGTCCTTGCCGCCCACCATGGCCACGACGCCGATGCGGCGGGCCTTGGCGTAGCCGTAACGCTCAACCATCCACTCGGGCAGGCGCTGCTCGCCCTGCGACCAATTCAGCTCGGGCAGTTCGGAGCGCTGCATGCCGCAGGCGATCAGCCACGTTGCCTTGCGACTGGTGTGGCCGTAGTGCCCCTGCTCGACATAGCAGACCCAGACGCCATGCTCGCGGTCGAACTGCCACCCGGCGCCCTGCTTGGGCTTGAGGATGCTGAACGCGTCGAACGCCTTGCTGTGCGCTGGGTGCTCCAGCACGCCGCCGTAGCGCTTCAGCGCCTTGAACGCCGCCTCAAAACAGCCGCCGTCGTCGCCCAGCTTGAACTGGTGCGGCTTGCGCGTGCTGCCATGCCAGAAGCGGCCCCAGCGCTGGCAGGGTGGGTGCGCCACCACGGGCCACGGGCCGGCGTAGGTGCGGGCGTCGCGAACGATGTCCCAGGGATCGACGCCGGCCTGGCCGAAGTAGCAGCCGTCCGTCTCGACGTAGAGCGCAGCGACCGTCATGACTGCGGCCCCTGTGCGCCGGTCTTCAGACGATGGCACCCGTACTTCATGCACTCCCAGAGGTTGCCTTGACATGCCGGAGTGCAGTCCGCGTGCTTGCTTGCCGTCTCCTGTACCGGGGGACGGGAAAGCGCCGTTGCCAGGTCAAACAGCATCCGCTCGGTGGTATCGAGGCAGTCGGCACCGACGTAGACGTAGCGTCCGCTCGGGTCTTGGATTCGCAGGTGCCCGACAAGGGGCTCCGCCTGCTTTTCAAACACCCATCCGGGTGGCACCTGCTGGGCGGCCTGCCAGGTTATCCCCGCCTCGAAAGCGACTTTCAGGGCCGGGGTATAAGGTGGGAACGCCGGGCCGTCCTTGAACTGTTCGTAAGCCGCCTCCCAGTCAGCCCCTACTGCGGGGGCTTGGGCGGTGTAGACCGGCGCCGCCGTGCTCTCCCCGTGGTGCCACAGGAAGGCGCAGTAGGCCGCCACGTCGCGCGGGTCGCCCTTGCCCAGGTGCTCGATGAGACGGGTGCGGCACTCGTCCATCCAGTCGTGCTGGAGCCACCCATCGGCGTAGCCGTACTTCACCTCAGCGCGCGCCAGTTTCTCAGCCAGCGCGCGGGCGAAGCGCAGCACCAGGTGTGCCGTGTTGGCGTTCAGCTTCACGCCATCGGTGATCCAGTCCAGCGCGGCACCGAGCTGCGAGAGGGCGTCCGCATGTGCAGGCGCGGGGGATGGGGCGGCCGGCAGGCGAGCCTTGAAGCCGATCACCCAGGCCGCCTGCTCGTCTTCGCTCGCGGAGAACGGGAACGGCTCGCCCTTGTAGCCCGCGTACCGGGACTCCCGGTGCCGCTCGCCGACGCCAGGGTCAACGGTGGCGGCGTGCTCGGCGAAGCACTCCGGCGAATGGCTCTTGCCGTCCGTTGCGCCGCAGTTCATGCCCTTGCAGGGCTGGATACCCTTGGGCTGAGTAACGGAAAGGGCCGCGAGAACTGCGGCGGGACTACAAAGCGCAATGAATGCCGCTTCTGTGTCGTCCAGCCCCAGGCCGTTTTCGTCGGCCAGTTGTTGTTCGCTAAACCAGGCTGTGCCGCCTTGCGCAATCACGCGCTTCGCTGCGGCGAGCAGGGTTGCATCCCCTCCCTCAGGGGCTGGGACAGTGGCCTGTAAGGCACCGGCAGCACGGTCGAGCATGGCCGCCTGAATTTCGTCCGGAGAGTCGCGCAGCAGGCAGTCCAAGACATGATTAATCGCTGCCAGGGCCTGCTGGCGGTCGGGCGTCACGCAGCCACATTCCGGGAACGCCTCGCATCGGTAGGTGCAGGCCGGCGTGGGCTTGGCTTGAAATTCGGTGGTCATGCTTGAGCTCCTGTGACCTTGTTGATTGCGGCACGGGCCAACTTGAAGGACTCAACCAGCTGGTTTTGCGCGTGTGCAACATCGCTTTCGTCTGGGCCGTCGTTCAGGATTGAGATGCCATCCATGAACTTCTGACAGGCGGCAAACAGCTCTGGCGCGGCAGCGATCAGGCTGGCATTGGCGAGTGAACGCAGCCCCCAGCCGCCGACCAAAAGCTCGTTGTCGCCAAGGACCACCGTGTAGCCGGTGCGCGTGTCGCCATTCCCGACGCGCCAAGGACCGGGCGTGTGCGTCTGTGCAGGCTGGGGGATTGGTTTTTCGGTGGTCATGCTGCAGCCCTCTTTGATGCGATGAACGGCGTCTCGTCCAGTCGGCGGACGTCCTTCAGCAGCCGGGCGTTGAGATAGCCCTGGCTGTCCTGGACCCGGACGAAGAGACGCACGAGCGCTGAGTCGCCCTTCAGGTCACCCCAGGCGTAGAAGCCGACGACGGAGTGTTCTACCCACGAGTCCTGACTCGCCAGGTGGATCAGCACGGTCTCGCCGAGTTTGGGCATCAGGTCGCGCTCAACCGATGGCAATTTGGCGTCGAACCCCTTCGAGCGCATGTCTTCGAGCTGCCAGACCATCACGCCGCGGTTGGCGAAGTAGTCACAGACGTTCCTGGCTGCCTTGCGGATTGCTTCAGGCACGCCGGACTCGACAGAGGTGATCCGGTCGTTCATGACCGGTCCCGGGGGTAGCAGATCCAAGTCACCGTCGTGACGCGGAAGCCGTCATCGCCGCGACCGTCAATAGCAGCGTCGTCGCTTAGGATCGTTTCGCCGGTGTTGAAGTCGACGATCTGATCCGGGAGTTGAGTGGCGGCGAAGGCGAGCAGCTCGGCGTCACTCGCGGCGCTCCAGTCCTTGCCCGGCGGCAGGAAGTCGACACAGTCCGACTTCACGTTGATCCGCCACATGTCGTCCGGTTCCGGCGTGATGGAGAACCAGCACTCGTTGTCGATGAGGTTGTGGATCGCAGCGCACAGCGCTTGCTCGCCGTGGACACGGCGGTAATGAGTGTCGATTTCGCGGCGTTGTTGGTCAGTCATGAGAAGTCCTCTTGGTGTTGTTGGCAAACGAGGCCAAGTGGCCAGGGGAGTGATGGGCGTAGCGCATCACCATGCGGAGGTCAGCCCAGCCGCCCAGCTTCTGCAGGACGTCGAGCGGCGTGCCGTTCTGGACGTGCCAGGTGGCCCACGTGTGGCGGAAGCCATGCCAGGTGAACCCGTCGTAGTACAGCTCACCATTCGGCCGCTTTGCAATCCGGCCGAGCCCCGCACGGATGCACGCAGCTTTGAAAGCGGTCTTCGTGTCACCGAGCGGCTTGCCGCGATGCACGAAGACATACGTCTTGTGCTTCCCGACCAGAGCCTGGAGGATCTCGACAGCCTTGTTGCTGAGCGGCACCGCGAGCGCTCTGCCGGCCTTGGTGTCTTCGGCCTCAACCCATGCCACGCGGCGTTTGAGATCGACTTGCTTCCACTGCAGGCCCAGCGTGTTAGCTTTGCGCAAGCCCACCTCAATACTGAAGGCGGCCGGCGCGCGCTGGTGCTCGGGCAGCTCAAGGTAGAGCTTGTCCCATTGCTCGTGAGTGAGCCAGTCGCGTGTCTTGGCCACCTTGCTCTCGCGTTGCTTGAGTTTGGGCGCCTCCTTCAACCAGCCGTTATCCACGGCTAGGTTCAGGATCGCTGCGATCAGCGTGCGGTAGCGCGTGTACGTGCCGTCGGTCCTGCAGAAGCTCAGCGCCTCATGCACGGTGTCGCGCGTGATGGTGCTGAGCCCGCAGTCTGGAAAATACCGGGCGAACTTCTTCAGGCTCAACAGATCCGACGCGCTCCGCGGCCGAGCCTTAGCCCACTCTAGAACTGCCTCTCCCCAGCTGTGTTCGTTCAGCACTGGAACGTGCTGAAGAAGCTTCAGGAGGATGTCGTTGCGGACCGCTTCGGCCTTCTTGTAATCAGATTGTCCAGTTGAGCGACGTACCCGATGCCCAGCGTGATGGATGTCGACGTACCAGACGCCGCCGGGTTCGCGCTGGTAGAGCCCTTGCTTCTTTGCAGGCATGGCAATGTGACCTTGGGCGCGTACTTCGCGCGGATGTGACTGAGGAGGTCCGCTTCGATGAAGACCCACTTGCGGCCGCACTTGGCCCCCGGGACTTCGCCGGAGGCGGCTTGTTTCTTGAGCGTCTCAGGGTGGATGCCTAACAGCTTGGCTGCAGGCACCACGTCGAGAGTGATGGGTCTGGCATCAGCCAAAGTTCAGCTCCAGGTTCATGGCCTTGGTCATGTTCCGTGGTGTCCTTGGCTCTTCCACAGGACGCTTCCACTCCGGCATCTCGGCCAGTTCTTCGAGCGTGTAGAAGCGATTGGGGTCGACGCGCCGACCACGCATCAGGGCCACCTTGACCTTGATGAACTTGCCGTGGGCGTCGCGGCCCTCGAACCAATCGGTGTCGCAGTCGACGCCGAGCGCCCGGAGGTGCCGGCACGTCATTGGCGTCGGGTAGCCAGCAAAGCTGAACTCCAGCGAACGTCGATGCGGCAATCCCTTCAGGGCGTTGGTGATCTCGTGCAGTTCATGCTCGGGCCACACACGCGAGGCGATTGTCAGACCGCTCAGCTTGTAGCTATGGCCGTCCGTCCCGCAGTTCGTGCGCTGGTGCGGCCGGCCGGCATAGAACGCCTCCGCGACCGCCTTCGGTGAGCGGCCGGGAGCGCGACCCCAGGAGTCGCCCCAGGCCATCAGCTGACCTCTTCCTTCAAGCCGCCACGCGGGGTGACGCTGAAGGTGCGGGAGATCGTGATGATCGGGCTGCCGTTGAGCATCGCCACGACGCCGGCCTTGTCGGTCTGCACGTTGGCTTCGTGGACGGCATGCTGCTTACGCAGAGCCGTCGGCACCGCGCGCGCCAGCGCCTTGATGTCGCTCAGGCCGCCGGCAAATTTGGGTTCGTCGTCGAGGTCTTCGGGATTCGTCAGTTGGTAGATCTTCACAGTGCGTTCTCCTTGGGCTTCTTGCGTTCGGCCGAATGCAGGACGCACCAGGCCTTGCAGTCGTCCGACCACAGGCCGGGTTCGTGCTTGTTGTCCGCCTTGATCAGCATCACGCGCTGGTTCGGGCGGGGCTTCGGGTCACCCAGTGACGGGTAGCGGAATTGAGCGGGCGTAGTCAAAACGGGCAGTCCTTTGCAGGCTTGGTGGAGGCGTCCCAGGTCGCGTTGATAAACGCGTCTTGGTCGCGCGACCGAATGGCCAAGTGGATGTCGCGTGTGGCCGAGTGGTCACAAGCCCCGCCACCACGACGGTGGGGGAACCAGTAGCCGCCGCATTCACATTTCAGGCGGCGGTTGCGCGCCCAGCGGGTGCTTCCCATCGTTCTTCCTCGCGAAGCGACGCACTTCCTGCATCGCGTTGGTGATCCGATGCGACTCATCCCTCGGGCTTGACGCCATCGAGAGCTGCTGAACCGCGCCGTCCGGGTGGGTGATGACTACCTTCGGGTGACTGACGCTCGTGTCAACGACACAGCTGCATCCGATGACTTCGAGCTGACGCTTCAGCTCCCGCAGCATCTTGAGCGTGCTCATAGATCTAGCTTAGAACGCGGACCGATGTAAACCGGATGCCGGGGCTTGTCCTTGACCCCGACGGGGAAGAACTTGTACTTGTGGACCGAACCGATCTTCCAAGGCTGTGCGCGCTGCGCCGCCGTGAAGCCGGTGCCGATCTTGAACGAGACACCGGAGTAGATGTCGCGCACACACAGCGCGCCCATCGTGCCCTTACCGACCAGGCCGGCTTTGGCCGTGCTGCGTTTGGTCCGTCCCAGTTCGTTGGTCTCGGCCGCGTTCGTGTTGTGCATCTCTTCTTCGATGCTCACGATCTGGCACTCGCTGTCATGGAAGCGTTTGAGTTTCCAGAGGTAGCCTTCGGCCAGCGTTGCGCGGTTGAACTTGTAGAGCCCGTCGAGACTGCGACCTATGCCGCCTTCGTAGCCGGCGTCGACGGCTGCCTGCTCAGCGACTTCGAGTTGATCGGCTGATTCGATCAGCTGTTGCGGCAAGAGCCGCGCGCGTTCGGCGGGGTTCCAGTCCTCGCTTCGCAGGGCCTGGTAGCGCTGCTTGAACTGCAGGTCTGGTCGATCGAACGGCACTCTGTCGAACACCCAGAACGTGAAGTCCGGCTGACCGTTATGGGACATGACGCCGCTATTGGAGACGCGGTAGCAGTCCGGCGCCGTAGGTGAGCCGACGATCAGCTCACCGTCCATGCCTTCGAACTTCCGGTTGCTGAGCAGCGACCGGATGTACTTGTTGGGGACGGGCTTCTTCGTGCGAGTGATCAGCTGGCCTCCGACGACGGTGGCGCGGATGCCGTCCAGCTTCGGAGAGAAATAGATCGGGAGGACGATGGGGGAGGGCGCCGTCTTGGCCGCCAACATCGGCTTGAAGTCCTTCATCGTGCTTTCCTTTTCGCTGCTGGTGCAGCGCGGCTCTGGAACACCGCCTGCAAAGCCTGTTGATGGAGGCGGGAGTTACTTCTCGCCAGAGCCAGCACATGCGCGCGGGCTGCAACATCGGCCATCGTCACGCCGCGGATCTCCCATAGCGGCTTAGTGGTGCCGTTCTCGAACATCGTGCCGAGTGCCCACCCTTCGCTCTTCGCGGCCGTATTAATGTCGTCCATAGATCTAGCTTAGACGGTTGGGCGGAGCTGTCCAGAGGATAGCTGCAGCTCAGCGTTGTTTGATGGTGATCGTCAGGTTCGCCGTCGTGATCACAACGGACCGCCCTTCTTCGGTGATCTCAAGCGAGGGCCTGCTTAGAATCTTGTTCACCTTGCCGGAGGTGAACTCCGCGGTATTCCGTATCTCGTCGAGGGTGGGCTTCGCTAGAACGCGGCCCTTCCAGGCGTACAGCCAACGGGCACGTGTGCCCTCCAGGCGCGGCGCTGGAACGCGAGCCACGTCACCCTTACGCCACATATTGCCCAAATAATCCGACACGCGGTTCACGGTCGATGCGTGCTTCTTCACTTCGGGCATATCGAAGAGAGTTGCGCAGTCCAGCGCCTCGTCCGAATTCTTAAGCGCTTCTTCGAGAGCGCCGTACAGCCCGTCCTTGTGGCTTCCGTTCATCTCAGGGTCTCCGGTGAGCCGCCGTAAAAAGTTTGGCGGCAAAGTAAAAACGATCTCCTCACATCTTTCGATGTGTGTCGGATCTATTTTCGTCGACCTCAGTACGGCAAGCGACGACGGCGGCGAGGTACCTCATGTCCCTGACGCCGACGACGTCGGGCCAGGTAGCTCAGAAGAGTTATCGTCGACGCGATGCGGTACACCGCGGTGACGACGCGAGCTGTGGTGAACAGTGGTTGAAAGTTCACGGAGACTCCAAGAAGTATCGCAGTGCGGTCGCCAGCTCAGCACGAGTCTGTAGGGCGGATTGGAAATTCGCCACAGTGCGTGGTTGCATCCAGTCCTTATCTTTCAGCAAGACGCCACCAGCCTTACAGCCGACGATGACCCACACGTTGCGGCCTTCGGCGTAGCGTTCGTTGAGCCAGTCCTGCTGAAGCACAGACAGTGCCGGATCTTTGCCGGCAGTGAGGTCGATGACCGTCGTCGGTCTCTTCGGGACCGCCAAGAACTTGTACTCAACCCAGAGGTCGCGTTTGCTGCCGCTGTACCAGACGTCAGCTGGCCCCGAGATATACGGGTTGTGCGTCTTCATGCGGTAAAGGTCGGGCGGCAGGTGCCGGTGCACGCTCGCCATGAACGTGTTCTCTGGGCCGCTCATCAGAGCACCGTGCCTTGCAGCCGTTTGTCGACCAGTTGGGCATAGCCGGCGATGTCGTGCCAGCTATCGGAATAGTTCGGGTCGCCGTTCACGATGCGGCCGATCTTGTGGCAGATCATGTCGAGAGCTTCCTGCTGATCTGCAGCCAGCGACTTGCCGCGGCGCCCCAGCTCACTGGCGATGACGTTCTTGAGCCTTTGGGTCACCTCGGCATGGTCGACAAAATTGCCGTAACGATTGCCGCGCTCGACGAGCGTGTCGGTGACGTTGTTCGGCAGCGCCACCTTGGGCGGTGGGACGGGGTAATGGAGTTCAGCCATGTGCCTTCACCATGGAAGATTTCGCTGGCTTGGCGGTATGCGCGCCGCCGAACAGCGCTTGGTAGATGTTGATGATGTGCTGGGCCTGCGCATAGGCATCGTGCATGCCGTGATGAGCGACGGCTGGCGTCACCTTGGGGATCGCCTTGGCGCCGGGGAGCGAGCGGTAGGTGCGGACGCAACGCTCGTTGTAGAACTCCCAGGGATGGTCCCAGCCGCACTGTTTGTAAGCGTGGGCGATCTTGCCAAGGTCGAAGGCAGGGCCGTTGCCCCAGACGTTGTGCTTCGAATGGCCGAGCCATTCGGTGAATTGTTCTAGGGCCTCGCGGAGGTGGATCTTCTCTTCCTTGAACACGGCCTGCGCCTCGGCGGCCTGTTCCATCCACCAAATGACGGTGCTTTCACTGATGCTGCGTCCGAGCTCCAGGTTCGAGTCGATGGAAACGCTGGCGTAGAACGCCGAGTCTTCGATTACTCCTTTGGCCAGGTCAAACTTGACCGCGCCGATAGACATGATCACCGCATCGGCACCAAGGCCGAACGTCTCCAAGTCGATCATCACCTCGCTCATATGTTCCTCTTCCTTTGTTGTCTCTTTGCCTGCGCCCAAAACGACGGCCGCTCCACGTCTAACGCAGAACGGCCGTAGACCGATACTAGACCGAGGCGCTGACCTTGGTCTTGCGGCCGGCACTCTTCACGTCTTGGGGTTGTTCCGCTTGCGCCGCCGAGGTGGGGGTCAGGGCCTCGTCGATCTGGGCCAGCTTGGCGGTGTGCGCATCCACCTGCTTCTGCAGGTTGGCGGCTTCCTTGCCGGCGGCCTTGGTCGCGGCGTCGAAGACCTTGTCCGCGACTTTCACCGCGGCGGCGTGCTGCTTCTGTGCGGCGCCGAGGGTCTTGCCGGCCTCGGCAACGGACGCGCCGTGTGCCTTCTCAGCGGCCTTGACGTTGGCGCCGTTCAGCTTGACCGAACCGCTGAGAGCCTTGAGGCTTGCGGCCAGTTCCTTGCGTTGCGCCTTCAGTTCGGCCGGGGTCAGGTTCTTGGTGGAAAAACGGGGCATGGAATTGCTCCTTGAGTGCAGTTGCGTATGAGAGCTCGTTGATTCGAACTGCTCGGGAAATGAGCCGGTTGATCACCGACCCTCGTCGTGAGCTGGCCGCCTCCAGACGGAGGCAGGCCAGCACTTCTTCCTCTGTCAGGTCGTTCAGCAGCTCGTTCAGACGCGCGACGGATGAGAGTGCTTGCGAGACGTGCCACTGACGGACTGACATGGGAATCTTTCAGCGCCGTTCAGCGGCGCACGGGTTTGGCAGCAGCGCGGCCCTTGGTGTTCGGGGCCTGCCAGCCCGACACGTCGGGCTCGACATTCAACATCTCGCGGGCTTCGCCTTGTCGGGCGAAGCTGAGCTCCAAGTTGTTGTTGGGCTGCGGGTCGCTGAAGACCAGCTTCGGGTAGTCCACGTTCGGGTCCAGGGAGACCGTGGTGATGACGCCAACCGGCGGCATCTGGAACTGACGTGCAACGCTGTTGACGTAGCCGTCGAAGTTCTTCAGCGCCGTCGGGCTGACTTCCAACAGCCACATGTCGGTCTTGTCGTCCGCGTCCGGCGGCAGCACGGCCAGCAAGCGGCCGTTCTTGCACGCCTTGCCCTCGCCCGACGAGCCGAACTCGTTCATGGGGCAGCCCTGGCAGGACTCGCTCTGCAGGTTGGGCGAGTTGGCGCTAGGCGTCATCTGCTTGGGGTTCACGCCGATCGCGAAGCAACCGGGCGGCACGATGTTCTTCGAGTCGTATTTGCCCTCGTAGAACTTGTGCACCGTCACGAAGTCGACGACGACCAGCTGCAGCTCGCCTTGGGCTTCCGTGCCATCCGGCAGCGAGAACTTGCCCGGGGACAGCTTGATCTTGTTGCCGCCGGCCGGCTGGGTGCGCTCGCTCATGCCGGCGACCTGGGCCTTCAAGGCCTCCTGGATCGACACGATCGCGCCGCCGGTGGGCTTGCGCACGGCGATGGCGGTCTTGGCTTCGACGGTCGCCTTCAAGGGCTTCGCGGCGGTCTTGGCCGCGGGGGCAGCGGCGGGTTTCTTCGTGGCCATGAAGGCTCCTTCGTTGTGGTTGCGATCTAAGTTAGATCAGGTGCTCAAGACGCGCAGGTTGAGCTTGCGTTTCTCGAACGGGGTGATGCCGGGCACGGCGCCCCTGCGTTCCATGAGTTCACGGAACGCAGGGTCAGAGATGCGGCGTTGAAACAGCTGGAAGTTGCCGGTCTTCTTGACGAAGGCTTCGACCTTGGCCCAGTCCTCGACGTTGGCCACGACGCCCATCGTGATCGAGGCGCTGGCTTTCTTGCCGGCCGCTTTGTCAGTGGCCTCGGCCTTCATGCGTTCGAGGAGCAGCTCCTCGTCTTCCTTGAGCTCGGCTTCCAACTTGGCGATATCACCGTCGAGCTTCCGCTTCTTCTCGCGGGTGTCGAACATGCGGTCGATGATCTCGCCGAGCTTGGGCGGCGCCAGGGCCGCGGTGACTTGCTTGACGGCCTTGGCCGCGGCGCGAGAACGGGTAGCGGTAGCAGTGGACATTGCGTGCTCCTTTGTTAGACGGAGTGTAGATCGAAATTAGATGAGAGGGCGAAGAAAGTTCAACGCACCTAACTGTTCCCGCCACCCAACAGCTCGGCGGTTACCTCGCTGCAGGCGCGCTGCTCGCGGACGCCCAGGTCAACAGCGATCGCCTCGACGAGAAGCTCGCGAAGGTTCTTCGGGCGCAGACCAACGGTGAACGTCACCGAACCGATCTCGATGTCTTCCGGCCCTTTGCGTCGGCGGCGGTAGGTGACGGACTCTTGCAGGTAGTTGAGGATCTCGGTGTCGGTCATTGGCGTAGTTCTTTCGTGACGTTGTCAACGCGTCGGCCTACGTCGTTGTCGATGGCTTTGAGGATCGCGTCGCGCAAACCTGCACCGCCGCCCATCGAGAACAGTTGCCGCTGGCCCTTCTCTTCGAACTGAGCCTGGTAGCTCACAGTCCACTTGGAGCTTCGGCTCGTGAGCCAGATGCGTTTGAACTCGATGGCGATCTCGTCGCCCATCGCCTCTTCAAGAGCGTTGAGGATCTCGGTGTCGGTCATGACATCAGCGCCTTAGTGACGTCGCGGATGGCGTTCCACTCGGCGACCATCTCAAGCCGCGTTGCGCAGGCCTTGTCCCAGAGCTCCTGAGGGTAGGCGTGAAACGGCATGAAGACGCGCCGGACCTTGTCCTTGTAGCTGACGTGCAGCTCGGTGTCGCCGAAGGTGCGCTTGACGACAAGCCAATCGGCGCGGCGGAGGTTGTCGTAGACCGTCATGCTCACCTCCGCAGCTCCCGCGTTGTCTGGTTGACGATGTCGCGCTGCACCGTCCGTTTCACGTAGCGCGCAGCTTCGAGCGGTGTGCGTCCGATGGCGCCGGTGTAGCCGGTCTTGTGCGTCAGGGTGAGCGACTCGGCGTTGGCAACCCAGCCAGGGCCGGTTTGGGACCGGCGGACGGAAGTGATCTTGAAGAGCTTCATCGCATCAGTTCCCTCGACAACTTGGAGACTTCCCATCGCCGAAGAACACGAGCGCCGGAGAGGATCGCGGTCCAGGCCGAGTTGCCAAACCAAATGAACGGATGACCGCGCCACCAGAGCTCCGCCTGCCAGGTCTGTTCGTTGTCATAGGAGGGTTCACGCGGCTTGCAGTGTTCAACCTGGAAATAGCGAGCGGGCTTCATGGCCAGTTGATCCTTCCTCGGTCGCGCAGCTCAGTCGCCAGCTCGTGAGCGAGCGCCTCGTTAGAACTCCGCACTGCTTCACGCATGGCGCCGAAGCGCGTCGTGCTGCTGGCGACCAGGCGTGTGCGGCGGCGCGTGTAGACGCACCTCCAGCAGTACACAAAGTTGTTGACGTGTTCGACTCGCTCGATCTGCAGCCCGTCGGCGCGCTGGCGCTTCATTTGCGCAGCTCCGTAGATACCTCTTTAATCATCAAGGCACGAGCGCCCCGCACTGCGCGTTTCATGGCACCGAGCGGGCTGAGGCCATACCAGGCATATGGGCCACCGTCGTTGTGCCATCGGACGAAGCAGACCCAACCGGAGTTGGGCGGCCTTCGCGGAAAGACTTTCGTGATCTTCAGCCCGTCACTTCGAGTAGTTGACATCGAAGCCACCCTCGGCATTCAACGGAATGTCCGCGCACCACTTGGGTGGCGTCTTCATCAGCTTCAACATCCGCGTCATCGCTGACGACGCGCGGGCTTTCTTGATGCAGGCCACAGCCTCGTCGTGCGTGCTCATGACGACCCGGTCGATCTTGTCGATCTCCAAGGTCTGGTACATCACGATGATCCGGGCCAGCGCTTGGACGATGTTCTCGCACAGCAGGCCGCCGTAGATCTTCTTGCGGACCGGCGTGCCCTTGAGCATGCCCTGGTAGGTCCACTCGTCGTAGCCGTTGTCGTTCAGGCGCTTCTTGAGGTCCGGGTACTTCAACGCCATGCCGTTGGGCAGCCACACGGTCTCCTTCTCCCAGGAGATCGGACCGTGCGAACCGCCTCGCCCCGCCGCCATGTCTTCGATGATCTGCGAGCAGATCTTCCAGCCGTTCTGGATGCGGTGGTTCAGACGCCGGTAGGTGTTGACGATCTCGTGGCAACGGTCGAGTGACAGGAAGATCGGCGGGCCGCCTAGCGCGCCCTTTGCGAGGGTTAGCTGCAGCTTCGGTGCGCCCATTTGGTAGCCCAGACCGAGCACGCAGACCTTGCCCAGGAAGCGTTCGTCCTTGTCCTTCGTCGTGATCTCGCGACCGTACACTGCTGTCGCGAAGCGGCAATAGGCGTCGAGATTGGCACCGGTGGCCACACCCTTGGACTTGTCCCAGGAGTCCGATGCACGGAAGGCATCGAGCAGATCCTGCTGACCCCAGAGCCAGCCGTTTACGCGGGCTTCGATCTGACCCGAATCGCACACAGCCAGCATGTAGCCGGCCGGTGCCAGGATGGACAGGCGGAGCTCACCACCACGGGTGAGGTTCTGCATGTTCATCTTGTTGTTGCCGCCCAACCGACCGGTGTGGGCGCGGTAGTAGGCATAGCCCACTGGCAGCTTCATGCCGTTTGCGCCAGCCTTCAAGAAGCGCTCGGCGCGGGTGATATTGGTCGTGGACTTGACGGCCAGGCGCGCATCGACGAGAGCGCGGAGCCGGGCTTGCCGTGCGGCCAGCTTCTTCACGTCCGCGACCTTAGCCAGGTTCAGGCCCTCGGACAGCGCATCGACGTCATCGGGGAGGTTGATGAAGTCGAGATCGTCCTTGGCGAACGCGTACGTCCACTTGCTGTCGTCGTCGCGCTCGGCCACGGATTTCTTGATCCAGGCCGGGCTGATCTTGACCGGCGGCTCGACGCCTTCGGCGCGCAGCAGGTTCGCGAACCGCTCGTTGCTGCCGATAACCCGCTTGGCCACCAGCATGGCGCGGTCTTCGCCGACCAGCTCCCGTTCGTCCTTGGTCTTCAGAATCAGCTTGATTTCGTGGGCGTAGTCGGATTCCTTGACGATGCCCAGTAGCGCGGCTTTGCGCGCGGCGATTTCACGAGCAAGCTCCTTCTCAACGCGCGGGATGTCGACTTTGAGCACCGGGTCGCAGAACATGCGTGTGACCAGGTTGATCAAGTCCATCTCGGTCCGGGGCATCTTCGGCACCATGGCCTTGAAGATGCGCAGCATCTCGTCGACGTCCTGGCCGCAATAGGTGGAGGCGTTCTTCCACTTCGACTTGTTGGCGAAGAGTTCCTTGAACCGCAGACCCTTGAAGTCCTCGGTGCCGGTGGCGAACTTGCCGGCGCCGCCATAGAACAGCGACACCTCGTGCAGGCTGCCGCCGATGTCGTTGCTGTGCAGCGCACGCGCCATCGACAGCGAGCAGTAGTAGCGCTTCGGCACGATGCCGTAGTGATGGCTCAGGATGAAGCCGTCGAACTGCGTGTTGTGGCAGAGCAGGCTGTAGAAAGCCCACGGGATCGTCTTGAGGTAGGTCTTGAGCTTATTGCCGGGCACCACGATCCGTTTGGCGTTGCCGACCTTCACGCCGATCATCAGCGCCTCGAAGCGAGGGTCGCGGATGTACTCCGACGTGCTCAACTTGCTCAGCGTGTAGTCGTCGTCGTAATGCGTCTCGAAGTCGAGGGCGACCAGGTGAGCCCAGTCGATAACCTCGGCCTCGAACACCGGCTTGAAGAACCCCTCGGGGATCAACGACGGCTTGCGGGTGAGGTCGGCTTTGGTTTGAACCGGCCGATCTTTGACAGCGGATGCCCAGCTCATGCCATCTCCAGCTCGCGGTCCTCAGTGCCCAGCGCAACCAAGTTCAGCAGATTGCTCATACGGGTGTTCTTCGGCATGAGGATGTGGTCATAGATCTCCGCCTCACGCGATCCGTTGGCGATCACGGTGAGGACTTCGGTCTTGCTCTTCTGGCCGATGCGTGCCTGACGCTGGCTGCCCTGTACGAACCACTCCAGGTTGTAGGTAGGGCCAGGCCAGATGGTGCTGTTGCCCTTGGTGAGGGTCAGGCCGTGCGCAGCGCTCTGCGGGTGCGCAAACAGCACGTCATATTGACCGAGCTGGTATTGCGAGACGATGGCGAAGCGCTCTGCGTCGGTGGTGTCGGCGTCGATCACCGCGAACGACATGCTGCGCTTGGTGGCCTCGGCAATCATGAGGTCGCGCTGGTGCTTCCAGAAGAAGAACACCAGCGGGTGCTTACGCGCCTCGGCCAGATCCATGATCAGTTCGTAGCGTGACGTATCGATCACGCTGTAGCCACCAGTGCCGTCGTAGACCGCGCCGCTGGCGATCTGCAGCAACTTCGTGACGACGGCGGCCGCGTTGACGGCCATGATCTTGGCCTTACGACCAGTCAGCGCGGCAGTGACCTGGTCAGGCAGCGAGCCTAGGATGGGGATGAGCTGGTCTTGCTCCATCTTGTCGTACATGGCCTGCTGCTTAGGCGTCATGTCGTAGCCGGTGGTGTGGGTCTGCGTCGCTGGGATGTCGATGCAGTCCTGGCGACGGTGACGGATCACGATGTCGGTGATCAGACCGTAGACCGCCTCCTCGGCACCTTCTTTGTCGGTCCAGCGGATGGCCTTGTCGTTTTGGCCCACCTGTTTGGGCTGGCACACGGTGTTGCGGAAGCCGAAGTAGCTGGGGCCAAGGCGCCGGCCACCATCAAGGAGGTGGACTTGGTGCCAGAGGTCGGTGATGCCGTTGCTGGTCGGCGTGGCCGTCAGGCAGGCCCGGCGGTCGAAGCGCTTGAGCACCTTCGCCGCAGCTTTGGAGCGTTGGCTGGCGTGATGCTTGTAGGCCGGCGACTCGTCGACGACGACCTCGCCACCGTCGAACTTGCGGAGGAACGCTGGCTTCTGCTTGGCCAACCACTTCACAGCGTCGTGATTTGCAACGTAGACGTCAGCGTCGACGTTGAACGCCTTCTCGCGAACGTCAGCCGTGGCCACCGAGACGGTGAGGTGTGGCGCGAACTTCCGGATATCTGCCTCCCACGCCACGCGAAGCAGGGAGCGCGGGGCCAGAACCAGCAGCGGTCCGCCGCCTTTGGCCCGGCGCTTGGCGAAGCCCATGATGCGCACGAAGGTCTTGCCCGTGCCGGCGTCGCTCATGTCGAACACGAGAGGCGAGGATTCGTCGTGCTTGAGGGACACGACCTGGTGCTTCATGGCCTTGAGGGCGGCCTTGGCGCGGCTCTTGATCACTGCAGAGTCCTCCCGTAGACCTGGGCGAAGCACAGGTCGATGAGCTTGTGATAACCGCCTGTCGTGTTGACGTCGGCGTGGGTGTGGAATGCGACGAAGGCGCCGAGCAGCAGCACCGCCGGGTCGTTCGTCGGGTCACCGCCTTCGAGCGTGACTTCGTCGACAGCCTCGGCCAGGCTGGTGGCGACCCAGGGCAGGGCGGGCACACGCGGGCCGACAGCGGCGCTGAGCGCATGGAAGTAGCGGTTCATTGTTTCCCCACGGCGCAGTGGCCTGTGCCGGCCGGCCCGTACGGGCACCACTTGCAGCTGAAGACGTTGGGGTTTGCCGGGAAGTCCGTGCAGCTGGTGATCTTGTGGCCGCGGCTGTCCCATTTGGGACGGAAGCGCAGGGCCTGGTCGCGCGTGAAGCGCAACGTGGTCACTTCGTTCTGGTCGACGTACCAGAGCTCGGCGGTGACGTGTTCCAGCTCGGGGTAGCGGAGGAACGAGACCAGCGCGTAGAGCTGCAGCTGCTCGCCGTGCTTGATCTCGTTGCCGAACTTCTTGCCCGACTTGTAGTCGATGACGATGGCCTGCTGCTTGCTCAGATGCACGATGGCATCGAGCTTCAGGCGCAGCCAGCCGGTCTTCCAGGCGGCGGAGACCCACTCGTTGTCCATAGCCCACTCGCCTTCGAGCGAGACCATGCCCTGGGCGTGCAGTACGCGCAGCAGATCCAGCTCGGGGCCGAAGTGCTTCTCGGCTTCCCAGCACAGCTCGGCGGACGTGCCGTTGACGTAGTCCTCGCAGCTCTGATGGATGCGCGTGCCGCGGTCATTGGCGTGCTCCAGCTTGCCCGGGGGCAGGGGACGCTCGGGCTCGGGGATCTTCTGGTCATGCTTGAGCCAGAACATCTTTTTGCACTTCTCGAAGTCAACGAGCTTGGAGTGCGACCAGGAGGTGACAGCCATGGGTGTAGTTCTTTCGTAGATCGAACTTAGATGATATGGCCGAGTTCGTCGAACCGGTAGCTACCAGCCAAGGCCTCGTCGATGACTTCGTCGGATTGAAGATATTCGCTCTCGGCTTCGAGGTTTGAATACAGCCAATCAGCCAGGCCGCGCGCGATCGCTTTCATTTCGTCTTCTGTATGGTCGCGGTCTTCAAAATCATCCGGGTCGCCGGGGCGCAATTCGCCTTCGTCGAGCTGCATACAGCCGCTATGGAAGTGTCGACCCATTCGATAAAAGCGGCAACGGAAACTCGCGTTCCACCGCAGCTGAAGAGTTGTCTGCAGGACGTCAATACGCCCTGCCAAACCCTTCAGGGTTTCGTCCTTCGGAGCATGTTCTTCGATCGCCTTCACGACGGGAATCTCCGGCGGGATGTAATACCCGTCGAACGAGGCGCCGTCGCCCTGGCTGGAGAAACCGCTAAAGGCAATGTCATCGGCTTCGACGCTGAAACCAAACAGTGCGAACACTTTGATAGCGTCTTCCTGCACCGGCTCATACCAGCCGTCGTCGTGGGTATCGCAAGACCGCCACCACTCACGCGCAGTTTCTTTAGCGGCGTCGCTAAGTTCCTCGAAAGAGAAACCTTTGAGCTTTTTAGAAGTTGTGAATGCGCGGCTCATTGAGCATCTCGGCGTAGAACTCTTCGGGCGTCTGAGCCGTCCCCGGCTCGACATATTGGTTGTGGGCGAGATACCTCTCGGCTTCGTCGCGCAGCGCCCGCAGCATCCGGTCCTTAGAGACGATGGTGATCGAGTGCGAGTAGCAGTGCCGGAACGCCAGCTTGTTCAGGATTTGATAGACGCGGGAGACAGCGATGCCCTCGCGCTTAGCCAAGTCTGCAACCGGCGTGCCGATGCAGTAGTCCAGGCCAACGCTGATGTTCCGGTCGAGCTTCATGCCAGCTCTTTGCTGTCGAGGTAGTCGACCAAGGCCTGGATGCCGGCCTTGCGCTTGTCGATCTCGGCCACCAGCTTCTTGGGCTTGTTGCCGATGGCCTCCAGCTCCTTGACCTTGTTCTCCTGGGCAGCGATCAAGGCGTAGACCTCGCTGTCCTTCATCTCGGCGACGTCCTTGCCGTTGACGAGGGTCTTGGTGGTGATTTCGATGATGGCGTCCATGAGGATCTCCTGGGTGGTTGTGACCTGGTGGTCGGGTTGAATTTCTGGGGGCAGGACTTCGGCGATACCCCAGTTCAAACCGGAGATATTCGTGCCGTTACAGCGCAAGCTGAGGTGCCCGGCGACTTCGCCGCAGTCCGAGATGATCCAAACAGCAAACTCGCCGACCGGTGAGCGTGGTTTGACGTGCCGAAGCGGCCCGTCATACACGCCCTTCGTCACGACCTTGCCGTTGACCAGGCGGAACCGCGTCCCGTCCGGCAGCGCCGAGTAATCGGTCGGCTTGGGCTGCGGTTCGGGCGTGTTGTCAGTGTGGATATCGAGGGTCGGCAGCGCAGACATTTCGGCGCTAATGTCGTCCGTGTCAGGGGCGGGCATATTCCAGAGTTTGTCGAAGTACCGCCGCAGCTGTTCACGTTCGGCTTGGGTGGTTTTGAACCCTTCCCGCACCGCCGCCCTGTCAATACGCTCGCGGCGGCTCCCATGCCGAGAACTCGGTTTGTAGCGGCTGTGAAAATCGCCGTCGTTCTCCAGCACCAGCGCGATCTCGCGCAGCTTGGGGAGGTCGTAGTTCACAGTTGAATCCTCACGTGTTCACCGAACGGCGGGACGATGTCGGTCGTCATCACCCAGAGCACGGGATAGGGCGGCGCGCTGGCCGGGAACGGGCCGTAGCCGTCGGTCAGGTAGATGAGGCAGGTGGGCGTGATGTCACGCTCCTGCAGCCACTTGAAGGGCGGGCGGAAGTCCGTGCCTCCGTCGCCATGCGGCGTGACAGCAAAGTGATCGTGCTGCTCGAACTCGTCGACGTGGTTGATGGCGGCATCGCAGTACATCGTGCGCAGCAGCTTCAGCTCGCAGTTGTTGCGGATGTCAGCGATCTCGCCGCCGAAGGCCGAGAGGATCTGATCGTTGATCGAGCCGGACGTGTCGATCACGGTCGTGATGTCGCGCACCGACTCGCTGTAGAGGCCGGGCATGATGAAGCCCAAGCTCATGTACGCGCGGTTCGGCTTCATCCAAGAGAAGTCGTCGCGTGCAGCGTCGGTAGCGAAGCGGCGTAACACCGCACGCCAGTCGACCTTGGCTTCGGCCAGGTCCGGGCAGAAGCGCTTCAACGAGCCGGGCAGTTCACCGCGGCCGCGCTGAGCCTGGGCCGCCTGGATCGTGGCGACTTCCAGCTCGGCAGCCAGGTTTTCGTCCTTCGAGTCCATGTGCTGGTCGAAAGGCTCCTTGCCGCCGTGGTTGCTGTTGCCGCTGCCGCCGCCACTGCCGTCCTCGTCTTCGGGCGGCAGCAGGGTGTAGATCTC